TTTCTTGGTTTGTTCCCGTCCCGTTCCGTATCGGTGGAGTGCCGCGTTCCGCTCTAAGTCTTTGTTTTTGTTGGTGGGCGGCACAGGGATTGAACCTGTGACCCCTCCCGTGTGAATGTTTCCATAACCCATTCATATCAGCTACTTACCCCAAACTTACGAGAGATTTGTATGGTTGGGAAGGCGTCGGAGGCTTTTGCTGCAGCCGACACGTCCGTATGCTCGTATCGACGAGCTGCATCATGCGACTGCCATGCACCCGATGCAACGAGGCCAGAAGTGTCGAGCCCGCCGTAGCGTCTGAGGTAAGCACCATACGTGTGGCGGAAGGCGTGAAAGCTGACGCCGTCGGGAATAAACACACCAGCGCGCGCGGCAGCGCGATCCAGCCGCTGATAAAGCCGGCTGCCCTTAAAGAACCGGAACACGGCCCCCTCGCGATCGTATCCACGCGGATGATTGGCCAGAGCGGCCACCAGAGGCGGGGGAAGGTGGACGGTGCGGGGTAAGCCGTTCTTCGTCGTTTCCACGAATGCACGGGCCTCTGAGAGGCTCAGATGCCGCACCTGTATCGACAGCGCCTCCGACAGCCGCAGGCCGGTGTAGAGCAGCACAGTGAGAAACAGGCCGAATTCCTCATCCTCTTCCGAGGCAGCCGAGATCAGCCGGCCGGCTTCCTGCGGCTCAAAGTAAAACGTGCGCGTGTTTCCCTTGGCGCCCTTCGGCCGGACGATCGGCAGATTGATCCGGTTTGCCTTCAGGATCGCCGAAATCGGGCTGTAAACCTGACGGTTGCGCGTTGCCGGCGTGCCGTTGGGATGCAGCGCAAGGGCCGCCTCGTCGATCATTTCCTGCGTGATCTCGGACAGCTCAATGTCTCCCAGTTGCTTCATCAGCGGGGCCAAGAAACGCTGCTCGCCGCCGGCAAGGAAATACGTTTTCACCCCTTGGGCGAATGTCTTTCCGCGGGGCTTAGGGGGACCACGCAGGACGGCTGCCTCGATACGCTTGATTTCGTCGCGTAAGAGCTTCGCGGCGACTTTCGCGTCACTAGTTCCAGCACTTCTGTCCACTCGGAAGCCGAGGTGCGTCCCCCTGATCCGGTAATTTTTCGAGCTGCCCGGGATGGGAGCCTGAAGTTTGAGTGGCATGGTTCTAAGCTCCTGAATATCTCCACGACGTCTGCCTCCGTAAACAGACGCCGCCTGCCTATCTTCTTTCCAACCGGCATCCCCTTCAAGTGATATTGCATCGTCCGCCGGCTGACATGAAACCGCTCAGCGATCTCCTCTAGTGTGAGAAACTCAGCCATTCTGATCCTCATATATCGCTCGCCTGGAGACTATCTTTGTCAGATCCGGCATTTGCTTTTCTCGTCGTCCAAAGCCTCTGGATTTTTTCTGAACTCCGAGGTGACGCGCCTCAACACGTTTCGCTTTCGATATGCGAGCAACATCATCCGCAGTCTTCTCTTTGTGGCAGGGGCTGCACAAAACCCTTGCGTTTTCGAGCGTAGGCTCACCAAGAAGCCCGTCTGCGCGTATGTGGTCAATTTCAAACTTTCCGGTTATTAAAGCGCCACAGCCTTCGCAAAATAGTTTGCTATCGACCGTGGCGCGTTTTACGGCTGCCACCTTTACGCTTCGAGAAAACTCGCGGCGCGCCATTTACAATATCGGCAGCAGTTTCATTCTGCTGCGACGTTCAGCAGCATTGCGGGTTTCAGCAAGACCGGCTCGAAACGATCTGTCAGCATTGTTGAGGCAGCTATTTCCACCTTCAATGTATCGATTATATTTTTCGCTAAATACGCTCTCGCGCGCGCATCTGCTCTCGTAATCCTTCCTGCTCTCAAGTCGCTCAAATCCGTTATAAGCGCATCTCGTAGCTCTATCGTATTCTTCATCTGATATTGCTCCTTTTGTTAGCAGCTTGGCCAACGCCGTAAGAATACCAAGCTGATGCTTTGCGACGCTTAGATTGTCGCTATGGCATTTCTTGCAGATTATAGTTCCGCCATACCAATACGTCCGGCTGTATGCGTTATTCGACACCGGCCTATATTGACCGACACCGCATACCGGACACTTAAACTTTAGACACTTACATATGTCCGCATATTGCTCATCGCTAAGACGCTTAATAATGACAGCATCTCCGATGCGCAGAGCGTTACAAATTGTGTGATCATATCTGTTTGAGGTGCTAAACCCATCGCAGTTATATTTATGTTTTTGATCTACGCATATCGCGTATTCCATCGCATATTTCAGTTCTACCCTTATGGCGGCCCTAACTTCAATATTTGAATTGCCGTCAAAACATGGCTGATCGCGTATTGCCTTGAACGCATTTGCAGCAGCAATGTAATGCTTGCGTGAAGACATATTATTCACCGTCCAGCAATTTTATGCTGTTCACAGCGGCAAAGTGACAAATTAGCTCGATCAGGTCCGACATCTCTTCCTTCGTCAGATCGCTTGTGCGCATCCCGATCGATGTCAGCCCGCCGTTTATTCCCGGCACTAACCGCTCTTTCCGAAGCGCGCCCATAAACAAGTCTTTCCAGTCGTCCGGCGTCAGCTTCTGCCCGTGCCAAGCGAGCTGCGTTGCGATCTCCGTCAGCATTGCCCACATCCGATCGTTTTGCGGCAGCGTCCTGCGCGGCGACTTGAATTCGATCCTGCTTCCGGGCGGCGCCTGCCGTATCCACCGGCAGGCCCTTTCCCGATCGTCAGCCGTGCGTAGGGTGACGAGCGCCCGGCTCATGCAAACGGATCGTCGTCAACGAGAGCCATCTTCGGCTTAGCGGCCGTCTTCTTCTTGAAGCGGATCGAGAAGAATTTGCCCTTCTTCCCTTCACGCACCCAGCAGTCTGCAAAATGCTCGATGTTGTTTTCGTCCCACATCGTGCCGGTGAAGTCGGCGTGCCTGTCTTCTGTCTTTCTGTCGTTCTTATACAAAACACAGGTATTTCTGTTGTCGTATTCAGGCGGCATTCGCAGTCTCCTTCAGTTTGGCTTCATGTAAGCGATAGGCGTCGCGCACCTTGGCGCGATCATCGTCGACGAGCTTCGACAGGACTTCCTGATTATCGACGGCAAACTTGCGCAGCTCTTCCGCAGTCGACGCCAGCGTCAGTGTTTGCAAAATGGCGTCAGTCGCCTGCTTTGATGCGTCGGCCGGGTAGGTTTCCTTCACGGGCGCCGGCTTGGCGTAACGCTTCGGGGCCTGCGTCGGCGTCGCATTCGCGGCGTTGCCGTCGTCGTCCTCCTCGCCGGCAATACCGACGAGCGAGAAAAGCGAATAGCGGCGGCTATAGGTGAGCGCCGATCCCATTTCCTGCTGCTTCACCGGAAAGGGGCATACGGGGTATTCCGACGCGATCCACTGGCCCTGATATGCGAGCCGGGTGTCCAACATCAGTACGCCGTCCTCGACGCGTGTCGGCTGCGTGATTGATATGCCGTGCTTCGATAGCACCGAGCGGACAATGTTAAGGCCCGCATCCAGTGTGGCGTATTTCGATCGAAAGTGCGGATTAACCGCATCCTTCGTCGGGTTTTCGATCTCGGCCTGCGCCTTCGCAAGTATGGCGTCGATCTTGTCTGTCTCTGCGCTCGTATTCACGCCCGCGCCTCCCTTATTGTGAGTGATCCCGTTTTCGATCTGCTGATAACGATCCCGTGGCCGTGCGCCTCGGACACGTCGGCCTCGACCATGTCCTTCAGCGACTTGGCGGCGACGTCGAATGCTTTCGCGAATGGCTTGTTTTGTAGCCACAAGTGCGCGTGGACGCCCCATTCATTCGAGCCCGTCATATCAACGACGCGGACAGCCTCGACAGGCACATGCACTTCGACAGCTACCGGCGGCGTTCCGTTTTGAACGCATTCCCAGAAGTGCTTTTCGGCCTCGATCATCTGCGCCTGATAGATCGGATCGGCCTCGACTTCGAAGACGTGCCAGTCGAGCGTGCCATAGAAGACGGACATGAATGCCTTCGTCGACGTCGTCACCCGCATGTTGTGCTGAAGCTGCGGGTAGTATTTCTTGAGCGCCTCGTCGCGCTTCATAAACGCGTTGCAGTGCTTGGCCTCGAAGATCGGCATGAGCGCCACGTCGGCCTCGCCGGTATCGACAACGCCGTCCAGCGTGCAGCGCATCCACGGGATCTCCTGCGAGGTGATCGCAAGCTGCTGCAGAATGATCGACTGGCCAGTGCGCTCCTGAAACCACTGGATGTTAAACGCCTCAGTTGCCTGCCCCATGCGGACAGGCAGCACCGCAGACAGATCCTCTGGCTCAACCTCGCCGCGCTTCACCTTCCAAAGCTGGATGATCTTTTCTTTATCGCCCCCAAGGATCACATTGGCGTCGCTTCCGCCTATGCCCAAGCGGCGCTGCTCATGCCATTCCGGCGTCATTTCTCGTCCCTTCGATAGTGAGGTTGAATGCGTCGATCGCCGCTGCGAGCCGCTCTGCGTGCCGCGCCTGCACGGCGAGGTAGATCGTCTCGCCCGTGGCGTCCTCGGTGTCGTTGATCGTCATGGCGGCGAGCCCGTCGTCAGTGATCCTGATCGACAGATCCGGCAGGCCGTAGAGCCGCCAGCTCTCAATGCGCTGGCGCTGCATTACTGCCCCCGGCGGCGAGCTGAGCGGACGGCGACGATGGTGTCGTGGATGAGCCAGATCGCGCACAGGCCGAGCGGCGGCGCGACGACAATGGCAGTTGCGACTGCGTTGACAGACATGGGGTTCTCCTTGCTCCAGTGAGGTGACTTTACTTGAGCTTTTCTCAAGTTGTCAAGCAAGGATCGCAAAATAGCTTGCGGTTAGCTCAAATATTTGATACGCGTTTTTTCACCTGAGCCGATCCCCCTATGGGACGATCCCCCGGAGCATGACGGGCGGTGGAGGTATTCAGGCGAAGCCGGGAGGGCCGGCAGGATGCCTTGAGACAGAGGCAGGGCGTGCGGACGTCGCCGGCATGGCGCTGCGGGCCTACCGTTGGAAGAAGCTGCTGGTATCGGGCGATCGGCTAACCCCGCCCGCCGCGAAAGCGGAACAGCAATGCCGGGGCGTCTAAGCGATAGGACGGGCTCATACCGTTCAGGCTTGGGGGTGCGCTTCGGCCTTCGCTGGTCGAAGTGCGCCGTCACGGCAAACGTCTCACCCGTTCAGGCTCGGCCCCTCAGAAGCTGGTGCCATGCCGGATAAACTCCAGCACGAATGCCTTCACCTTAACCGTTACGCCGTCTTGGGCGCCGATGGTGATCGGGGACTGAAACGTCGGATCGTCGCTGTCCGGGTAGAGAGCAAAGCCGGTTTGCCGGTTGCCCCGCACTTGCTTGACGGTTGTCTCGCATCGCCCGCCATCGTCGGTGCGCTCGACGACAACCCAGTCCCCCGGCTGAAAGTCCCTCGGGGCGGCAAACACGTCGAGGCACAGGACGAAGTCGCCGTCTTTAGCCTGACGGTTGATCGACGAGCCCCGGACGCGCAGCAGATAGACGGACTTCGGCGGCCAGCGTCCGTCCACAACGACTGTTGACGGGAAAGGCTCGAAATGGACGCCCGGCTCCGCCCAAACCCCGCCGGCAACGTCACCCACGACATAGGCCGTAACAATATGCGGGTTCGGCACAAAGGCAGGCTGATCGGGCGCGTCGACTTCTAGGTATTTTGAGATCAGCTCGATCTCGCGCGCCTTTATCTCCCGCTTGCCCGTCAGAATGTTGGTAACAACGGCGGGGTGACGCCCAAGGGTTTTTGCAAGCCCCTGCTTGGTCTTCCCGGGCTTCTCCAGCCCTTTGATGATCCACTCGTTGTCCATACGCTTAACCTTACCACACCGTTAACCTATTAGATATTGCGTTTTTTACAATAGTCTTGAGTAAAAACGCTCAATTTCGCTTGACTGCTTGAGCTTTTCTCAATTATATTCCCCCTATGGCATGGAACCCCGCAAACAAAATCATCCTGAAGCTCGGCGGCGAGAAGGACGTGGCCCGCATATGCGGCATCCACGAAACGGCCGCCTATCGTTGGACATATCCCTACAGCCGCAACGGATCGCAGGGCCGCATTCCGGCAAAGCACATCCCGAAGCTGATCGCCGCCGCTAAGGCGCGAGGGAAAAGGCTGACGCTGCAGGACTTCTTCGAAGAGCCATCGGAGGTCTGAATGAGCGCCGTCTACACGCACGCCCAGCTTCTCGCGAACCGCGTCGAATACCTGATCCTCGCTGGCTACACCCGCGAGCAGGCTGTCGCGCTCGTCTACGGCTGAATACCGGCTCCGCAGCGGTTCTGCGGTTTCCTCCCCACCTCGCCCGGGCTTCGGCCCGGGCGCTTTTTCAGGGGCAAATATGCGCGGCGTTACGTTCAACAGCGACAACAAATACGACATCCAACTGTCGGACGCGCTGATCAATGAGCGCCGGCTCGGCGAGATATTCGCCGCCAAAAAGATCGAAAAGTCCGAGCTAAAGTCCGAAACGTATCAGTGGGAGCAAACCGGCAACATCTGCGTCGAGGTCAGGAGCTACGGCAAGAAGTCAGGCCTCGCCGCGACTGAGGCTGACTACTGGGTGCATGAGTTAAAGCGCGACGGTGAGACGCTCGTTTACCTGATGTTTCCCGTCGATCGGCTGAAGGCGCTGTGCAAGTCGCACGGCCGGCTGGTCCACAACGGCGGCGACAACAACGCGCAGTCCAACTACCTGATCAAGTTGTCGGACATATTGGCATGACGATCACGCTCGTCGTCGGCAAGCCGTTCTCCACGAATGCCATGTATCGCTCGTTTTCGCGCGGCAAGGGCCTGACGACGATCAAGTCGAAAGCCTACCGCGAGTGGGAATTCGCGACGATCTGCGACATCCGGCGGCAGTGCCCGCCCCGCGTCTTCGGCCGCTACGAGCTGGAGATCGTGCTGCCGGCGGCTAACCGCATCGACGCCGACAATACAGCGAAGTCATTCCTCGACTGCCTGCGTAAGTGCGGCGTCGTTGTCGACGACAGCCCGAAATATCTACGCCGCCTGACAGTAACGCACGGCGCCGACACAGACACGAAACTCATCATCATACCGGAGACAAATGATGGCGTGGAAGGATAGTGAAGCATTCGTTCTGAAGCAGCTACGGGACGCCGGCATATCGATGTCGGGCTGCGTGTTTGCCTGTTCAATGATGTTCGGCCGGCGGCTGTGCTTGGCTGAAGTTGAGCGGGAATACACGGCCGCTTGCCTGCGTCGCCCGCGCAAGTCGAGAAACAAAAAGTCGCAGCCTCAGACGCGCGCCGAAAAGATCGCCGCCTGTTTGCTGCACCATGCCGATCTGATCCGCGCCGGGCACAGGTCGGAGAATACAGAATACGTCATCGAGAGCGACGGCTTGCCGATCATCCGCTCTGCATCTGGCTCGTCCGATCGGTCGTCGTGTGGATCTTCTGCGGCTCTGTGTGCGGAGGCCACGGCATGAGAGAGCCGGCGAAGCAGTGGGCGGCCGAGGACGATCAGCTTCTGTCTGATCTGATCGCAGCCGGCGCGCCGTTTAGCATCGCCGCCGATAAGCTCGGCCGGACGCGGAATAGTTGCATCGGCCGGGCGCATCGTCTCGGGCTGACGGGCGGCATCAACTCACGGCCGCGCACGGCGCCGCGTATCGGCCCGCCGCGTCCTGCGATGCGGTTGCGCGTCGCCGAGCCTGCGATCGTCGAGCGCCTCGAAGAGCCTGTCGTCGAAGATCCGCCACACGTCGGCATTGATGGCCCGACAGTTGTGTCGATCGGCTTTCGTCAGTGCCGCTGGCCGGTAGCGGAAGCGCCAGTGATCGGCGGCCACATCTTCTGCGGCAAGGCGACGACGGGCGTTAGCAGCTACTGCTGCAAGCACGCGCAGATGTCGATCAGATACGTGCGGAGCGCGTGATGAACCAGATGCGCTTCATGTTTTTGCTGAGCTGCGCGGAAGAGCTTGAAAGCTACGCCAAGTCGATGGGCGAAGCCTCATGGCGTCAGAACTCTCACTCAACGCGCGTTTACTTCGACTGCATCAAGGCCGTCGGCCGATCGATCAGCGCCACGCTTGCGGAGATCGAGGCGGAGGAAGAGGCCGAGAAGAAGAAGGCCGAGGCGGCGTGAGCGTATCTCTGCGAGTTATAAGCCTCGGTGCTGGCGTGCAAAGCACAACGATGGCGTTAATGGCTGCGCACGGCGAGATCGGGCCGATGCCGGACTGCGCTATTTTTGCTGATACGGGCTGGGAGCCAAGGGCTGTTTATTCCCATTTAGAAAAGCTACGTGGCGCGCTTCCGTTCCCGGTTCATATTGTGTCGCACGGGAACATGCGGGATGACCTTATGCGGGGCGAGAATTCAACTGGCCAGCGATATGCGTCAGTCCCTTGGTTCACGGGGAATGGCGGAATGGGCCATCGGCAATGCACCGCTGAATATAAAATCCGGCCAATTCAAAAGAAGCTACGGGAGCTTTTGGGTTACGAGCCAAGGCAGCGCATCCCTGAGAATAGCGTTGAGGTTTGGCTAGGTATTTCGACAGACGAAATACAGCGCATGAAGCAAAGCCGGGAGAGGTGGCAAACGCATGTGTGGCCGCTGATTGACGCAAGAATGAGCCGTCACGACTGCATAAAATGGTTAGCTGCAGCGGGTTGGACAGCGCCAAAATCAGCCTGCATTGGATGCCCGTTTCATACGGACGCGATGTGGCGGGACATGCGCGACAATGATCCTGTCTCATGGGCGGATGCTATTGAGGTGGATGTCGCAATCCGAAATATCGGCAAGAACATCAAGCACCAGCAATTCATGCACAGAAGTCGGAGGCCTCTAAGTGAAGTTGATCTATCAACCCCCGCAGAGCGCGGACAGATCGAATTTGGCTTCCTTCAAGAGTGCGACGGGATGTGCGGGGTTTGAATGCCGGTGCAAGGTGAATATCCCGATCGCGAGATCGACGCCGACGAGCTGGAGAAGCTGACGCAAATGCTGATGGCCGGCGAGATCTGCTGCGACACCTACTTCTGGATGCAGGGCGTCGAAAGCGCGCTCGATCGTCTGGAAGATCGCCGGGACACGATGCCGCGCCGGCAATACTACGCGATCCGCTCATCAATGGAACGCCGCCTGATGGGCCTCGACGAGCCAAAGACGACACGACGCCGCCGGAAGAAGCAGTCGGAGCCGGAGCCCGCAGTCGAAACAGCCGACAGCTATTTCGAGATCGCTAACACAGCGACAGGCAAGCGGGTGCGTATCCCGTATAATTCGAAGCAGAGGGTGGCGTGATGGGCAGGCCGAGGAAGCAGTCGATCACGCTGGCGTCGACAGCCAACATCGAGATCGCCGAGGGCTTGGTAGATGATCCATATGAGCCCGGGGCAAAGCTGCGGGTGCTAAAAAACATCCGCGAGCATCCGATCGCGCGTCTGGCCCATATCGGGAAGATCAGCGAAAGCCAGCGGATCTGCGCCGAGATGTTCCGCGCCAAGTATGAGCGGGCGGTTTTAGGCGGCGCCCGGGCGATCGACTACACCAAAGAGCGCGTCGATGGCGGCGTCATGTCTGAGCCGCTGTCCGAGGCCGTGCAGGAGGCTGTAGAGTGGCTGAACCAGTGCGCCAGTCAGTCGGGATGTGGCAAACTCGGCTGGAGCGTCCTGACGCACGTCTGCGGCGAGGGACGCGGCATACAGGAGACAGCACAGTTGCTGCGCTCGACGGGTGCGCCAGCAGGCAGAGCCGGCGACGGTTACGTGCTGGGCGTGCTGATCATGGGGCTTGAGGCGCTGATCCAGCATCTCGGGATGGAAGCTGTCGGCAGGGCCAAGAGGCGCTAAACTTGAAAAGTGTAAGAAATAGAACCGGAGCGAATGGAGCAGGAAAAATGCGTAAGATCATCATTCTAGCGGCGATGTTAGCAGCAGGACAGGCTATGGCGCAGAACCGCACCTATCTCGGGCCGGACGGCGACTACCTCGGCAGTTCAGTCGATAACGGAAACTCGCGCACCTACCTCGACAGTCGCGGCGAATACCGTGGCTCGGCCATGAAACTGGGCAACAGCACGCAGTATTTTGACGCCGAGGGGCGCGATCTCGGGCAGGCGATCGACATGGGCGATCCGCGCCGTTAACACTAAATGTTGACTGGCCGCGAATAACTGGCACAATAGGTAGTGTCCACGCTTGCCGGGACGGCTGTTGGTGCGTTTCGGTGAGGCGTTGATCAAGGGGCGGGGCTTCGGCTGCCGCCCATTTTTTATCCGCCCGGCTCTGTGTGCTGCTCCACGCCAAGCCGGCAATCGCGCAATAGGCTGCGCTCCGGCGGCCGGCGGTGCGATCTCTCTCAGAGGCACAAATGACAAGCCAACAACCCGAAGGGACTGGCGACAGTGAAGAATTCTACTGGGGCGCCTGAAGAGACGTCCGCAGAATTAAAGGCGCTTCTCAACGTCCCAAGCCGGCCGATCAAACAAAAGATCACCCTCAAGCGCGGACGTAAATCAACATACTCCGAAGCAAGAGCCGACGCCTTCTGCACCAAGATCGCACAGGGATACAGTCTCGCCGATATATGCGGGAAAGACGGACATCCTGCGATCCAGCAAGTTTATGAATGGTCACGTAAATACCCGGAATTCAAAGAAGCCTATGAAAGGGCGATCGAAGAACGGGGAATGCTGTTTGGGCATAAGTTGAGTGACTTGGCGGAAGCAGTGCTGAAGGGCGAGGTAGATCCGCAAGCGGCAAGGGTTGCAGGCGACTTCTACAAGTTCACGGCAGCGCGTCTGTGCCAGCGGCTCTGGGGCGACAAGCAGGAAGTCAGCGTGAAGCACTCGGTGTCCGAGGAAGCGGCCGCTGTGCTGATGGCCTTGTCGCAGCGTGCGAAGGATCGCCAGATCGAAGATCAGCGCACCAAGATCATTGACGTGACGCCCGACAATGACTGATCCCTCCCTTGCGAGGGGCGGGATCACGCAGCGTTATCAGTGACTTGCGACACGCTATACGGGACTGACGCGGGATCGGCATCGAGGGGCGGGCGGGAGCCGGGCCGGC